ATTATGAAAGGCGCTCTCGCGGATCCCTCGAGTTTTGCTTGCATGATACGATATTCCTCGGTCGCCTCGGACAATTCAAAAAGGGAACCTATAAGGTCCCCGATTGCGCTTACCGCGCCCTGGATTACATTCGATACGAGATCCGCGAGAGCGCCTTTCATAATAGTAAAACCGCCCTCGGCGTCCTTAGCGGAATCCCCGGTCTCGTCGAGTTTTTTGTTTGTATCCTTTAACCCGCTTTCCATATCGCCGAGCGCGTTCTCGCATTTGATAATCTCACGTTGTAACGCTCGGACTTGCTCCTCCGCTACCTCGCCTCTTTCGAATTGCGCGATAACTTGTCTTTCCGCCTCTTTCAAAATATCGAGCTTATTTTTTGTCTCCCCGATATTCTTAGTTAAAACGGTTTGTTTTTGAGCTATTAGCTCCACATTCGACGGATCAAACTTTAAAGCCTGGTCGATCTCCCGGAGTTCAGATTGTAAGGATCGACTCGATTTTTCCGTACTCTCGAGAGCTTTTCCGAGTTTTGTAGTATCTCCTCCGATCTCGATAGTAATACCTCGAATCAGCTTATTAGCCATATTAACCCTCCTTTCCGAATTGCTCCCTTAAAGATTTACGATCCGGCTCGACTAACTCGAGTCGGTAAGCGTTCTGTAAATACTCGCGCCCTTTTTCTGTTTGAGACATTTTATATATAACCGCGTCCCGGCGGTATACTAAATACGCTACATAGTCCAAATTATTAACCTCGATCATGTTAAGACCGGTATAACTTGAAACGATATGCTCGTAAAAAGTTTCGATATTATAATCTATCCCCTCGCTATCGGAATCCGGATAGTAGGGGAGAGCTAGTTTTTTGAGTTAGTGACGGAGGAGATAAAACTACTATATCCCTGGATAAAGTAAGTAATATCCTCCACATCGAAAAATGTAGCTAAGTACGCCGGAGTAATCTTGATACCGCCCTTATTAAAGGACATGATCTTAGCGCAAATTCTATATAAATCATTCAGCGCCTCGGCGTCCGCTCCGTCGTTTTCTTCTATCTGTTTATTGATCTCGATAAACTCGTCGAGAATTCCCTTTGTAGGAGTCCCGATCATTAAAACGGTTTTCTTTTCGTCCGCAAGTTTTACCGTTAAATACTGTTTTTGTCTTGTTGTAAAATCTAATACATTACTCATAACTAAAGCCTCCTATACAAAAAATAGGCGAGGACCATAAGCCCCCGCCTCTTTTACTATTTACGTTTACGCCTTGATAGTGGAATCTTCCTCGATATACTGGATAAGTGTACCCTCTGTATCCTGGGCGAGACACTTAAACTCGGCGTCGATTACTGTTTCCGCGTCCTTAGCGAAAGCGAGAGTAAAGCCCGCCTGGTTCTGACCTACGATCAATACCCAAATATCGCCGTCGGTAGGATCCTCGTGGTGGAAACATAATACGTACTTGTTACCCTGGGCGTTACCGATACCGCCGATCTTTAAGATACGACGTCCCTTAGTAGAGTCCTCAGTAACTCGACCGGTATCGCATAACTTATTCAAAGTATCGCCGTTAAAGGTTAAAATACCGCTCTTAAGAGTAGCGGTTTCCTCGGTAATGATTGTCTTAATCACGTAACCGAGATCGTCCTTAGCCTCGTAAAAAGTCGGAGCATACTCTAAGGACGCTCCGCCCTTAATATAACCGAGGAGATTTTCGTCGACACAAATAGTATCGACCTCCGGTAAAGTATCCACATAAGGGATACAATATAACTTACCGGAGCCTAAAGTAATACGCTTACTCATACTTTAAAATCCTCCTTTTATTTTTCTGTGTAACTAAACTCGTAAACGACCTGGTATAATTGTTCCTCCTGGATCCAGTAGCGAGATTGTTTTTCAAACGCGAGACCAAACGCGTTTAATTGAGACTCGAGTAAAGCCTCCGAGTTCGGATCCTTTTCGTACTCGTAAACCTCGATCGTTACATCGTGTTGAGTTATCAAATTGATATTGTCCGCCCCTCGCCGTTCTATCGCGTCCATATAGACCGCGTAAGTCGTTTTCGGAGCCGTTAAAAAACGGGACTCCTTATACGGAATCCCGGTCGGTTTTAAAATTTTATCCACCATTTTTTATGATCTCCTCGACTTTCTCTACATAGTCGGCGAGAATAGGCTCGCTCGCTTTGGAAATAAAGCCCGTCCCAGGGACTCGCCCGCCGTCCCTGGTCGCGTGACCTTTTTCCAGTAAATGAGATAACCGGTAATCGGAGCCTTTAACGTACCATTGATACTCAGCTCCCCGATTATTCTCCTCTACTTTTCTCGAGGTTATATTATCCCGATAATGCTTTTTCCGGTTTCCTACCGGCGCGGTAGCTTTGGTCTTTTTTACAAGATCTTTCATATGGGATTTAGCCTCGTTTTTGACCGCCTCAGTAACACTTTTCGAGTAAATTGTCAACTCCTCGTTAATAGCCTCCGTAAGACCGTCGATAGTGACATTAGCCATACGCGGACACCCCCAGGAGTTTTACTGTTTTGTGTTGTTCGAGGTAATCGTCGTAATCGGTAATATTGTAGTACCGACCACGATATAAAATCCGGTAAGATCCTCGATCCTCGTCGATAGGCTCGAGGTCCGGGAAATACCGAACCTCGAAAGTCCTTGTCGATTTAGATTGATTAGCTCCGGCGTTAAGGTATTCCGATCCGCCGGTCTTATTTACTCTCGCGTGTAAAGTAAATAAAGGTTCCCACTTCTCGGACTCCTCGTTAATCTTTTCGATTACGATAGGTTTATCGAATACCAATTCTTACACCCCCTCGGAGGCTCTACTTAACTCCAGGCGGAGTTGTAAAGACATATCATCGACCAACCTCCGGACATTGCCGGCGGTTTTTTCGATCATTCCTCGGTTATCGTAAAGATCACTAATAAAAATAAGCGCTAACTCTTTAACGCGAGGATCATCGGCGGGATAATTCGCACCGATAGAACCTTTAAGGTAGGCGTCCGCGGTCTGAATAGATCTCTCTACGTTCCGCGTAACCATATCGTCGGCGTAATCAATACCGAGATAAGATAATACTTCCTCAACCGTAGGCATGATTTACACCTCCTTATAAATTCGCGAGAATGGTTTCGATCATTACCGCTTTAGTCTGATTAGTGCTTACCCCCTCAATCCCCAACTCGGAGGCGAGTTCCTCGAGTTCTGCCTTAGTCATTCCGCTAAGTTGAGACTCGGTGTAGGTTACGCTCGCCTCTCTGCCGACACTATAAGAGATAGGGGAGCTTATTCCCCCAGGATATAACCGTTAACGAAAGCCTGGGTATCGCGTGTAGTAACGTCCTCGCGTTCGATTGCGCGGTAGATTGTAAGATCTTCCTCGAAAGCGTTAAGGTCGCCAACCTGGGCGATATTGGATACCGCGATTGTCATTAACTGACGATCCCAATAAACTACGCCCTCCTTAAGATCGCCCACTACGAATGGGATCTTGTTTTCTACGGTAGGCATATCAGCGTTAGGAATAACTACAACCGGAACGGAAGTAGCGCCCGCGCATAATACCATTTTCATAGGATCCGCCGGACTCTGAGTTAATAAGTACTTGTCGTCCGCGTCCTTTAAAGTATCGAGGAACTGGAGACCGTCATCGTTAGTAACGATCTTAGCGGTCGCCTTGAAAGCGGAGCCGAGAGTAACATTAAGAGCTTTCTTAATATCATCGAGACCTGCAAAAGCTACCGCCTCCTTAGTGTTGATCTGTTCAAGAATCAGCTTATTAGCGGTTACGCGGGACTCGTCGCCGATAAACTCGATAAGAGCGTTCGCGATATTAGCGTCGGAGTCTGCTAAAAGTTCGTTAGTAACTGGGAAGTAACCCGCGTACTTTTCGATTTCGTAGTTAAGTCTCTCAAACTGAGGAGTAGCCTTAGCGCCGATCTTAGCTCCCTCGCCTACCTTAGTAAATCCGGTCTGCTGAGATCTCTTTTTAAAGGTTCTCGCGCCCTTGTTTGTAGTAACCTTTTCTACGGTTACCAGGTCTAAGAGAGACGCCTTAGAGTCTCTGTAGTTTGTGATCTTAGTCTGAATATCTTCCGGAACGGTGTAACCACCCTCAGCGCTGGCGCCCTCGTTCATAGCCTTATTAGCTCTGAAACCGTTACGAGCGTCCTCGGCAAACTTAGAAACGGAATCCTTTTCGGACTTCTGTTCCTTTTCTGCCTGGAATTCTGCCGGACTAGGAGTACCGGTTGCCTTTTCGAGTTCGTAGATCTTCTTTTCTGTTTCAAATTCTGCCTGGAGAGCGTCAACCTCTGCTAAGATTTCGTTAGCCTTGTTAACGTCCTTGTTTTCGCCGTCCATAAAGGACTTAGCCTCTGCGGTCTTTGCCTGGATCTGTGCCATAATTTCGCGCATTTTCTTATTCATTGTTTAAATCCTCCTTATTTTGGATAAAAATAAAGGACTCGAGAGTCTTAATCCGGAGATTAGTCTCTAAGTCCTCGTTTACTGTGGTATTTTCCTCGCCTTTTTCGGCGTTTTCCGGAGTTTCGACCGGCTTTTCTTCCGGTAATCCTCCGTAATTCTTAGTAGTTCCCGCTCTCGGTTGAGCCGGAACCGCTACAAAAGACACCTCGTAAGCCTCTTTCACTCCGTCGAGAGTGAAATAACAAGTCTCTTTCGTACCGTCCTTTTTCTCGTACTCTTTGCCCCAATAGTGATGACAATAATTTTTCATGTTATCGGTACCACAAATCGAGCAAATCGCCTTTTTAGGTCGGCAAGAGGTAGAGACCTCTTTCTTAATACCGGCTTTAATCTCGGTAATAAGATCCGCGTTACTCGCCGTCTTTACCATGTAACATTTAGCCACCAACCGCGCGAACGGTTCGCCCGCTTTGGTAGTCTTACCGTCCTCGTAAATGAGTTCGGTATCGTACACTCTCGCGACCTGGTTATCCGCCCGGCGGGAATGGTCCTTAATAACGGTTTTACCGATATAAAGTTTTTCCATATCCTTAAGCGCCCGGAGATTGAACGGTTCATAATTGCGATCGTCGGTCTCGTTGTCACACATTGACATTTTGAATACAAAAATCTCCTCGGATTTAAGAGGTTCGAGCGCGATTTTGTTAATCTTTTTTAACTCCTCGTCCGTGACCTCCTGGATCGATACGTCCGCGGATTTCACGATTAACCCCTCGCGTTCGGTCTTTTCGTATTCCTCGTAAACGTTAGGCATTACTCTGTACCTCCTTTCCACCGTATTTTTATAGAGAGCGGTTACCCGCTTACTCACTATTTCCGGAGTCCTCCGGTTCTTCCGGATCCTCCTCGGTAGGAGTTTCCTCCTGGTTTTCTTCCGGATTTTCCTCCGGATCCCCGGTAGGTTCTTCCTGGACCGGAGTCTCGTAATCTTCCGGATTACCTAAAAGGGATCTCGCGGTCGAATCATCGTAACCAATCGTTACGGTAATAAGAGCGACGCCTTGATCGTAGGTAATTTTACCGGAGCGGATCGCCTCAATAATCGAAATGATCTCCGCCGGATCGGTCTCGATTGTTTCCTCCTGGACCGCTACCGGTTCTCCCGTGTTTATAGTATCCACATACTGAGAGCCGGCGTAGCGTACCGGAATACTTGCACCGTTACCGAGTAGCTCGTCCCCTCCGTCCTTAGCCTCGAGATCGAGTAAAGCTCTCGCCTCGTTCGGAGTATAGATAAAGCTATTAACCGCGGTCGATAAGCTATCGATCTGAGTCTTAAGATCAGCTCGTAAGATTACCGCTACGTTAAATTTAAAATGGAGACCGCTCTCGATCTCCTCCGTTGTGAGGAGCTTGTAGGTAAGTTCCTCCTCGTATTGCTTGATAATGTAAAGCAAGGTATCTACGTAAAAGCTCAACTGCTGAGCCTCCGCGCTCGCGTAGGAGGACTTTGTATAGTCCCCGATCTGATACGGCTTAATACCGAACGCGCTCGCGATCTGTAACGCGGTATACTGTTTAACCTCGATAAACTGATTGTCTCCGAGCTTTACGTTAAGCGGTGTAAGAGTAGCTCCGAGCGGGATCGGGATAATATTCTCGACTCCCTGGTCCTTTAACTTGCCCTTAGAATATTTCTCGATATTCTTAACAAAGGTTTTCGTATTCTCGTCGCTAAGATTTCCGGTATACTGTAAAACCGCTTTTGCCGTAAATCCGCTCTCGTACATATTGTTAACCATTTTCTGAGCCTTGAGGTTACCGCCGATAGTCATTTTCAACTGATCCTGGACGGATACTCCGGCGATACCGTCGAGAGTATTTGATCCCTTAAGGTGTAAGATCTCCTCGGAGCCAAACTTATAAAGTTTACCGCCCTTAGAGTAGATATAATAAATATCCGGTACGTCACTTAAAATACACTTGTCGTCGTACCAAATTTCGACCTCATTACTCGGTAAAATCCAAAGCTGAATACCTTTTCCGGCACCCTGGATCCACGCGTAAGCGTTGCCGTAATGGTTACGGTTATACTCCATAGTGGACCAAAAGACCGAGGCGTTCATATATGGATTAGGTCGGTCGTGTAATACCTTATAGAGAGCGTGTTCTCTCGCGTTCCGTACTCCGTTTCGGTCGTTGTACTGTAACAGTTTAAGAGGTAATTTACCGATAGACTCGGAAAGTACCTTTAAACACGCGAAATACGTCGCCTCGGAGAGATTGTCCTCTTTAGTATCGCTGAGACCGAGAAAATCGAGTAACTGGTTCATTTCGAGAGTGGTTCGGGTACCTTTGTTACTAAGGATCCGGACCGCGGTCTTAAATCGATCTAAAAACTCCACATGATAAACCTCCTTTTTATTCATTCCAACCCATAGCCTCGAGATATTTTTCCATTTCGGAATCGAGATCCGGCGCGTTAGGTTGTTTGTTTTTCAGCATACAAGCATGAGCGTCGATACAAGCGTCCACCGGATCGATACGCTTAAAGCGCTGACCGGGCTTTTTATCGACCTTGATCTCGTCGAAAGAGTTTCTCACGATAGAGGCATTAACAAAGCTCCAGGTTAAAAGCTCGTTCAACTTGTCGTACTCTATGTTTTCGGATTTTACGAGTAACTGGATATCTACGGTCGCGTCATTTAATCCCTTACATGATTGTGTAACGACAATAACCGGACAACCGAATTCCTCCAGGTCGGAGAGAACGCCGTCCGCGTTATGAGGATCGATACCGATACCGTAAAATTCGAGCTGAAATTCTTCTTTTAATTGCTTTAAGTGGGAGACTATGAATTTATAATCATTCTTAAAATCCCCGGATCCGCCGGTAACCGTTATTAGTTCCATAGCCTCCCAAATATCATACGGAGCGAGATCGGTCTCGATATGTTCCTCGAGACGTCCCCTCGGCATGAACGAGTGAGAATAAAAATAATACTTGTCATTCTCGAGTGGAAACTCGAGCGAGATAGTAGTTAAGTCTCCGCCGGAGGATAAGTCCAAGCCTACCCAACATTTACGACCGGTAAAGTCCTTAAGCGTTCTCTCGGATCCGCATTTCTGCCACTTCTCGACGTTAATAAACTGATCGTCCGTATTCTGAACCCACATATTAAGGGACTTAGTAAGGAAATCTCGTAACTCCGATCCTCCCATATCCCGGGCGGTCTGAGCGTCGGTTCTAAGTACCTCCAATTTTTCGGGATCCAGGCATAAAAACGGATTAGCTTTGATCCAGTTTTTTTCGTCCCAAATATCGTCGGTAGGATCGAGACAATAAATATCGATAAAAAAATCCTCGGCGGTCGTGATCCCGCGGAGGACTTTAATACAATAGTCGTCCATTTCCTTACAAAACGAGTTAAGTTTATCGCCTCGAGTCGTAATCATGGATACTAAAGTTTCCGGTAAGGCTCGCGTACCATTGTAGAGAGCCTTATAGATTTTATTGTCTTTATGCTGGTGTAATTCGTCGATTGAGGAAAAGATCGAGCGGAAACCGTCGTCTAATCCCGCCTCTTTCGATAAAGCCTCGATAGTACAATTTGTATTGACCGCCTCGATAACGGACTTATAATCCTTTACGGAAAAATAGCCGTAGCGATCTTTACTCGGATTATATTCCATTTCGGGATCAATGGTAATAAACTTACTCATTTCCTCCCAGGCGAGGCGCGCTTGTCGTTTCTTTGTTGCTACCGTAAACAGTTTACCGTGATTATATCCGCTAAAACCTCCGACGTAGGTACCCATAATACCGTTTTCGAACGTTTTACCGTTCTGTCTCGCCATACATTTATAGCGCCTACGGAATCGCCTTTTATCGTTCGATACCTTAAACCAACCGAACGTACACCCGAGATCGAAAGCCTGGGCGCCGATCAGTGATACCGGTCTAGGGTTATCGCCCTCGGCTATGGTAAGAGTCTCGGCGTAATCGATAACCTCCATAGCTCGAGCGGGATCGTAATAATAGGGAAAAGCCTCGGTACGTTGTTTTTTGAGGTCGTTTAAATGACGCTTACAAGCGAGAACGTGTAACTCGCCCGCTATAACCTCCCCGGATACGACCTTACTCGCGTACTCGGTAACCCTATCCCATACGGGAGCGTAACCTTTACTCATTGCCCGCGCGTTTTTCGAACCGGGCGAATTTATTTTCTTTCTTTACTTCCTTATTAGCCTCCGGGACTACTAATTTACACCGGCTCGAAATAGAAAGACCGAGGTCGTTCGCGCTTGCTCTACATTGTTTAAACAATTTATCCTGGATCTTGATCCACTTTTCAAAAGCGTAAGGATTATTCTTAACCTCCGGCTTTCGCATTTGCTTAACCGCGTTTTCGTACATATCCTTAGCCGTGATAAATCGCCCGAGCGCGTCTACGTCGGTCTCTCCCATGATTTTTAATTTTTGGAGCTGACCGGAATACCGGTAAAACTCCTCTTTCTGCTTTTTTGTTAAATAAGCCGGAGCGGTAATATTATCCGTTACCGGCTTAATCTCCGACTCGAGTCTCGCTTTTATCTCTGCTTTAGTAAGATTTTTCTTACCGTTCGCCATTAAAAGCTCGACCGGTTGCCTTTGACCGCTCATACTACCGCCTCCTTTGTAATACTTATACGGTCTTATTTACTATAAATTTACTCGGTTACTACTTCCCAACCCGCCGGATATTCGTCCGGAGAGTAAGTATTCCCGTTAATTAAGGATCTAAGTAAGATCCCGTTATAATCCACGATATCGCCGATATTATACGCGTCGTGAGCGCCCGTAGGTCTGCTCCATACCGGATATCCCTCCTCGGTTAAACCGATCGCAACATAAAGAGCGGGAGTAGTATCCGGAATCCAATCGGTTTGTGAGGTATGGTCTTGTACTACGCGGTATAATTGAGGATCTCCGACGTTGTTTTCTCCGTAACTGAAAAGATCATTTACTTTGTAGTCCTTGCCGACCTCATACTTTGGATATAAGGTAGCGACCTCCATAGCCTCGTTATCGCTTAGAGAACGGACAAATAACTGTAACGCTCGTCTTAACTGTTCCGCGACTTGTAAATTATTCATAGCTTACCCCTCCAATCCCAAAAGCGCGCCTACGATCTCGTTAAGCTCTTTATTTTTACGAGTAAGCTCCTCGATCTGTTCGCTCTCGGTAAGATTTCTCTCGATCACATTACCCAGGGAGTCGTAAAATACTCCGTCTCGGTAAGTATCCCCGATCGATACCGGGTAAAGAGTGGTATCGATAGCAAGCGCGGACTCGCCAAATTCACACCGGGCAATCCTGGAGGCGATCTCGTAGCTCTTACAAACGATCACGTTAGCGACTACGTAAGTCGGACTCTCCTCGATTTCCTCCGGATCTTCTGTAATTTCTTCCGCCGGTTCCGCCTGGGACTCGCTTTCGGAATTCTCCTCGATAGGTTCCTCGGACTCGATTACCTCGGAGGTAATTTCCTCGGATACGATTTCCGACTCACTCGAGGACACCGACTCGCTATTTTCCTCGGAGGAGCTTACTTCGGAATTTTCTTCCGAGGTACTTTCCTCGATCGGAAGATCCTCGACCGGAGTCTCGATAACCGGATCGATCTTTTTCTTTAAAATACTAAAAATCTGATTACAATACATAAACCAA